TGAGCAAGAACTTATCCTCCCAATTTCTTTCTAAGCAGCCCATCAAGTTGATTCAGAAGCAGCTCGACTTGACTTATGCCGATGCCGCCGATGAATTCGCGGAAATTTGCTCTCTCAATAACCCCACCATCAAGCGGAAACTGCTGATGGACTTTGCAGACGAATGCGATTCCGCAGTTGTCCATTTGAAAGCGGCGGCCCTCCCCCGGCAGAGTACGCAAGTGATCCTCCCCATCACCAAAATGAAGGAGACGGAGATTTATGCCCCCAACTACCGGAACGGAGAGAAGGTCGTCCTGATTCGTTACCCCCATGGGGGTACGTTTGAGATCCCGGAGCTGACGGTCAACAATAAAAATCAGTCGGCGATCTCAATTCTGGGCAAGAACATCCGTGACGCCGTCGGCATCAATCCGAAGGTGGCGGAGCGATTGTCCGGAGCGGACTTTGACGGCGATCAGGTGGTGGTCATCCCCGTGGGCGGAAAGGTGTCGGTGAAATCCACCCCCGCCTTGGATGGTTTGAAGGATTTCGACCCAAAAGTTGAATACTCCACCGAGGGAAAGACTGGTGTCCGGCTCCTCTCAAAAGCCGCCACCCAGATAGAGATGGGTAAAATCTCCAACCTCATCACGGATATGACCTTAAAAGGGGCCCCCGAGGAGGAAATTACTAAGGCCGTCAAGCATAGCATGGTGGTCATCGATGCGGCTAAGCATAAGCTTGACTATAAGCGGTCGGAAGTAGAGAACGACATCCCCACCCTCCGCAAACGGTGGCAAGGGTACACGGACCCCGAAACCGGAAAGGAAGTGGGCGGGGCATCCACCCTGCTCTCCAGACGGAAGCAAAGCGTCGACGTTCCGGAGCGTCAGGGCAGCGGCCGTATCGACAAGGAGACGGGAAAGGTCATCTACAAGGAATCCGGGCGTACTTATGTGGACCCGAAGTCTGGTAAAACAATTCCGGCCACGACAAAGATTAAGCTCTTGGAGAAGGTCGACGATGTTCGGACCCTGTCTTCCGGCACTGTCCAGGAAGATGCCTATGCTGACTACGCAAATCGTATGAAGGCACTTGCCAATCGGGCAAGGCTTGAATACTTAGCGACGCCCACGTTGGTTCGTAATGCCAGTGCAGCAAAGGCTTATGCGCCTGAAGTTACCAGATTGACCAGTGCGTTGAAGACTGCTCAGCTTAACGCTCCTCGTGAACGTGAGGCTCAGCGTATTGCCAATGCGCAAGTTAAGGCAAAGATTCAGGCTAACAACATTACCGACAAAGACGAAATCTCAAAGATTCGTCGCTCCGCAATTAGCGACGCTCGTGTGACGACTGGAGCAAGCGGGAAAGGAACGCGCATTACAATCTCTGATGGAGAATGGGAAGCAATTCAGGCTGGCGCAATTTCTGATACAACCTTGAAAGAGATTCTTCGTTACTCTGATCCCGATGTCGTCCGGGAACGCGCAACCCCAAGAGCATCGACGCAGTTGTCGACTGCTCGCATCAATCGCATCAAGGCAATGGCAAACTCTGGCTGTACCAATGCCGAGATTGCTGATGCTTTGAACCTTTCATCTTCTGTTGTTTCCAAGTATCTCAATGAGTAAGAAAGGAAGTGAGAGCGAATGGAAACGTGTATGCTTACAACGACCGACAACCCGTATGACCCCTTTACCCAGTATGAAGCCTGGTATCGGTTTGACGAAGACAACGGGTATCACTCCTGCGCTTTCTTGGCGCGTATCGCCCGTACTTCCGATCAGCTCTCTGAGCAGGAGAACATGGAAGAAATCGAGCGAGCCATTAACGACATCATCAAGTATGACCCCTTGGGGATCTATAAAAAGGTGAAGCGGAAGCTGAAACCCGAGCCTGCCGTGACCATGTGACCCCCAAAAGCCTATAAAACCAGGAAAAAGAAATGTTCTCTGATTCAGAGCGCATTTCTTTTTGTCATTTTAGAGAAAAAATTCTGAAATGACGACCAGATTTAGGGTTCAAGGTGTGTTAAAGGGTATAGGGGGACCCCTTAAAAATACCACCCCCCCCTATGCATCGTGATGGTCTTCAAAAATTCTCCGGGGGATATTTTTGGAAAATGGCTTCGGTTTTCAGCGGTGCTTGAACAAGCCCACAGGGCGGCGTTTACCGGCGAGGACTCTTTTTCGTTCAGCTGTGATCTCCTTTCCGGCTGAGTACGCAATGCATTACCTCCATTGCCGCGAGTTTTTCTCCACTTGTCGGTAAGCTGCTTATGCGGGCTTCTTCAAGCACCGCTGAAAACCGGTCCAAACATCACAGAAACTGCCACAACTCTAAGTGAGAGGAGGTGTCAAGTGTGGCAAAAGCAACGAAACCTTCTGGCATTCAACCGAGGAAGCGCCGGGCCGCCTTGACACCGGAGGCCAGAGAGAACCAGCTGATCGATTTGGCCGTCAACCTGATTGAAAAGCGTCTGCTGGAGGGGACGGCTTCTTCCCAGGAGGTCACCACCATCCTGAAGCTCGGAACCACCAGGGCGCGTCTGGAAAATGAGCGGCTTGCCAAAGAGGTGGAGCTGGTCCAGGCCAAGACCGAGGCGTACAAATCCGGAGTCCGGATGGATGAGCTCTACGAAAAGGCCATGGCCGCCTTTAAGCGGTACAGCGGGCAGGACGAGGAGGACGGGGATGAGTATTAGATGTTACTCGGAATTGATCCTTCTCCCCACCTTCGAGGAGCGCTACCGCTATCTTCGTTTGAACGGTGTTGTCGGAGAGGAGACCTTCGGCTTTGACCGGTACATGAATCAGGTCTTTTATCGCTCCCCGGAGTGGAAGCAGATCCGGGATGTTGTGATTGCCCGGGACATGGGGTGTGATTTGGGAATTGCCGGACGGGAGATTTACCGCCGTCCACTTATCCACCACATGAACCCGATCCGCCCGGAGGACATCCGGGAGCGAAGAGGGATCATCCTCGATCCCGAGTTTCTGATCACCACAATTCATGAGACGCATCTGGCCATCCATTATGGCGACGAGAACCGGTTGTTCAAGGAGCCGATTACACGCAGACCCAATGATACCTGTCCTTGGAAAAAGTAGAGGAGGACTCGAAATGGAGAATCATGCTGCCGGTGTTGTGACGAATTGTCTGAGAGCGGCGCTTTATCAAGAGCCGAGAGCAAATTCCAAAGTCCTTACAGTCATTACGGCTCTGACCAGAGTTTCCGTTAATATGGACGAGCCAACAGATGCTTTCTATAAAGTATCGACCTCCAACGGCACCCAGGGGTACTGCATGAAGAAGTTCATCGCAGTCCGCCGGTGAGGAGGCTGTTATGGAGATTTCCGAAAGCATCCTGATATCAATCAAGAAACTGTTGGGCATCGACGAGAGTTACACGCACTTTGACCCGGACATCATCATCCACATCAACAGTGTGTTTTCCATCCTGACGCAAATGGGCGTTGGACCTGCCAACGGTTTCTCAATCTCAGGAAAAGATGAAGTCTGGTCCGGATTTATTCAGGATAAGCCGAACATCTTTTCCTTAGTCAAATCCTACGTTTACATGAAGGTTCGGTTGTTATTTGACCCGCCTCTCAGCTCCGCTGCCATTGAGTCCATCAACCGGCAGATCAGTGAGTTTGAGTGGCGGCTTTTTGTTGCAGCGGACCCCGTGAAGAACACTAGCGGGAAGGAGGAAAGTCAAAATGGAGAATAGCATGCTCCTGCACTACGGCATCAAAGGCATGAAGTGGGGCGTCCGCCGCTACCAGAACAAAGACGGCACCCTGACCGCCGCCGGTGAAAAACGCTATGACCGGGATAAACGGGAAAACGCGGCCAAGAAGAAGGAGAACCGCATCGACCTGTCCAACCCGGACCCGAAGCGCTGGGCTAAGGAGGACCTGGAGCGGACCAAGAAAACCGTCGACTCCAGCTCGGATCTGGTGAAGGAGATGAAAAAGCTGGAGCAGACCAGCACGTCCAAGCCAGCTCCGAAACGGATGGATCTGAGCAAGATGACCGACAAGGAGATGCGGGATAAGATCAACCGGGAGCTTCTGGAGCGGCAATACAATCAGCTGTTCGCGGATACCTCCCCAGCTCAGGTTTCTAAAGGGCGGCAGGCATTGCGGGATACGCTGGAAGTGGCGGGAAGCGTTCTGGCGATCGCAGGGTCTTCCCTGAGCATTGCCCTTGCAATCAAGGAATTGCGGGGGTAGTTGTTTATGGAACTGCATCACCATGGAATTCTGAAACAGAAGTGGGGCGTTCGGAACGGTCCTCCCTATCCCCTGCGGGGCGGCGACTACACTCCGGCCCAGAAAAAAGCCATCCGCAATAAGCGGAAGAGCGGCAACAGCATCTACAACAAGAAGCACTTTGACGAAGTGCTGAACGCCGATAAGACGACCCTGAGCACGTTGTCCTATGACAAGGACCGGACCAAGAACACCGATATGTTCTACGCAACCCACAATTCCCTGGACAAGCACCAGTATAACGCACTGTTCAACCGGCCGATCCCGCAGCCGGTATATGACGAGAATGGGAAGCAAATCGGAACCGGCGCGTTTATGAAGTACCGGATCGACAACTCGCTTAAAACCGACTTGAAGGTGGCGAGCGAGGACTCCGGCGCAGAGGTCTTCATGAATCTCTATCGAAAAGATCGGGATTTTTATAACTTTGTAACGGATAAGGACCGGATGCAGAGCTATTTCGTGAAAGACAAGTACAAATTCAAGGGGTATCGGGAAGCTGCCGCAGTGTTGGAAAGGATGAAGGACCCGGACTATACGCCCTCGGCCAAAGATCTCCAGACAGTCTATCGGATGTTCAATTATGTGATTCCATATGACGGACAGGGCGACCGATGGAAGGGGCATGACGTCTATGTCCAGCGCACCAAGTTTTTTAACGAATGCAAGAAGGCGGGCTATGGCGCGTTCCTTGACACGAACGACGCCATTTACGGCGGTTTCAAGGCCAAATCGCCCATCATCGTGTTCGACATGGAGCAGGTTATTCCAAAAGATACCTACCGGACAAAGCTGAGCGAGCAGAAGTTCTCCACCCTGGTTCTCCTTGGCAGAAAAGCGCTGGGGCTGTAACGGGAGGCTGGTGAACCGATGTTATCCAACACCGCCGTCCCCCGTTACTACGGCGCATTCCGCGATGCGGTCATCCGCGGCGATATTCCGGTCTGCAAGGAAGTTGCCATGGAGATGTACCGGATTGACCGGCTGATCGAGTCGCCCAGTTACTACTATGATGACAGGGCGGTGGAGGGCTGGATCGAGTTCTGCGAGAACGAGCTGACCCTGACCGACGGTTCCGACCTGCATCTCCTGGATACCTTCAAGCTTTGGGGGGAACAGGTGTTCGGCTGGTACTATTTCGACGACCGCTCTGTCTATGTACCCAATCCGGACGGCAGAGGCGGACGCTATGTGACCAAGCGGATCAAGCAGCGGCTGACCAAAAAGCAGTACCTGATCGTGGGGAGAGGCGCGGCGAAGTCGCTTTACGATTCCTGCATTCAGGCATACTTCTGTGTTGTGGACGGCTCCACCACCCATCAGATCACCACGGCCCCCACCATGAAGCAGGCCGAGGAGATCATCAACCCCATCAAGACCGCCATCACCCGGGCCAGAGGCCCCGTCTTCCAGTTCATGACTGAGGGGTCTTTGCAGAACACCACCGGGTCCCGGGCCAATCGGGTGAAGCTGGCCTCTACCAAGAAGGGTATTGAGAATTTTATCTCGGGCTCCCTGATTGAGATCCGCCCCATGTCGGTGGACAAGCTCCAGGGCCTGCGCTGCAAAGTGGCCACCGTGGACGAGTGGCTGTCCTCCGCCGACGCCCGGGAGGATGTCATCGGCGCGGTGGAGCAGGGCGCCTCCAAGCTGGACGACTACCTTATTATAGCGACCAGTTCCGAGGGCACGGTTCGTAACGGCGCCGGCGATACCATCAAAATGGAGCTGATGAACATTCTCCAAGGCATTGGCCCTCCGCAGGAGCATGTTTCCATCTGGTGGTACAAGCTGGACTCTGTTGAGGAGGTGGCCTACCCCGATATGTGGCCTAAGGCCAACCCGAATCTGGGAAAGACCGTCACCTATGAGACCTATCAGAAGGATGTGGACCGGGCGGAAACCGCCCCCGCCACACGGAATGATATGCTGGCCAAGCGGTTCGGCCTTCCTATGGAGGGGTACACCTACTACTTCACCTACGAGGAGACTTTGCCCCACCGCCGGCAGCGGTTTTGGCAGATGCCCTGCTCCATGGGCGCCGATCTCTCCCAGGGCGATGACTTCTGCTCCTTTACGTTCCTGTTCCCTCTTCGGGATGGTTCCTTTGGCGTTAAGTCGCGCAACTACATCACATCGGTGACACTCCATAAGCTCCCCGCCGCCATGCGGGTTAAGTACGAGGACTTTATGGCAGAGGGCAGCCTGATCGTCATGGAGGGGACAGTTCTCGACATGATGCAGGTCTATGAGGATCTGGACGACCATGTCATCAACTGCGGCTACGATGTGCGCTGCTTTGGATATGACCCCTACAACGCCAAGGAATTTGTGGAGCGGTGGGTCAATGAGAACGGCCCGTTTGGGGTCGAGGTGGTCCGGCAGGGGGCGAGAACGGAATCCGTCCCCCTGGGCGAGCTGAAGAAGCTGGCCGGAGAGCGGATGCTGCTCTTTGACGAGGACTTAATCACCTTCTCTATGGGCAACTGCATCACGATGGAGGACACCAACGGCAACCGTAAGCTGCTGAAAAAGCGGTCTGACCAGAAGATCGACGCGGTGGCGGCCATGATGGACGCCTACGTCGCCTATAAACACAACCCAGAAGCATTTGAGTAAAAAAAAGGGGGGGGGTACTTATGAAGCCCTATTATAAACCTTCTCCCCAGGATTGCCTTGCCCATTATGGAGTCAAGGGCATGAAATGGGGCGTCAGGCGTTATCAGAACTATGACGGTTCCTATACCCGAAAAGGACTGGAGCGCTATCGCAAAGCCGAATCGGACTATGAACGTGCCAAATCAAAAGCGGCAGAAACGAAAGCCGCCCATAAATCCGGACAGGCTACCCGGCAGCAGGTCAAGGACGCTAATCGGGCCGTCAAAACCGAAAAACGTCGGATGGAAGACGCCTATGGTAAACTGAAGACCGACAAGTTAGCGGATGAAGGCAAGAAACTTTATCAGCGCGGCAAGACCATTACCGGGAATACCCGAACTGCTTATTTAGCGGAAACGGCCATAGTAGTTGGTTCCTATGCGGTAAGTTCACTCTTGTCCAAAGGGATGGAAGACCAGCGGACGGCACAACTTGCGGGCTCAGCTATCGCAGTGGGCGGAACAATCGTGAACGCTTTGCTCGCTGGAAAGGCCATCAGCGAGAACAGAAAGCTGCGGGCCTACTATGCCCATTGAGAAGAGAGGGACAATGATGGCGTTGACTCCCATTTTTCTCGACATTCTTTTGCACAATGGCATTCGCCCTGTCAAAGCGGCGAAACGCCTCACCACAGACTCTTAACCGGGTCTGTGGTTTTTTTTTGACCTAAATTAGATACACACGGGACGGTTGTTACAAATTTTATCACAGATAGGAGGTGACCGCGATTGTCAGATGTTTTGCAGCACTACGGCATCCGTGGGATGAAATGGGGCGTGCGGAGATTTCAGCAGAAGGATGGAAGCTTGACGTCCCAGGGCCGGAAACGGTACGGCGGTGAGGATGGACCCGAGCGGAAGAAGCTGCCCGCAGCCGGAAAAGCGGCCGTGGGAGCGGCGGCAGCCGCAGGAATCGTTCTTACCGCTTATCTGGTAAAACGGCACGGGGCGAAAAAGGCGGCGGAGCTTGCCGCAAAGGCAGAGCAGGGAAAGCGGGCCGTGGAGCAGCTTCAAAAGAGCGCCTCCGTCTTCTCAACGCCGGTCAGCCAGCTTCGGACTCCCGGGCCGTCTCCGGGCGGCGGCGTTCAGCAGGCGGTAAAAACCGTTGCCTCGGCCACAAAGCAGGCATCCGCGGCAAAGCCTCCTCCGGCTTACGACTTCGCGGCCTT